CCCTATTAAGTTTAAACTTCAGCTTAACGAGGAACAAAAGGAAGCTAAATCTATAATTTTAGAAAACCCGGTAACTGTTATAAGAGGAATGGCTGGATCTGGTAAGACTTTACTTGCCTGTCAAATTGCTTTAGACCTCCTTTTTAATAGAGAGGTTGAAAAGGTTATAATTACAAGACCCACAGTGGCTAAAGAGGATATAGGATTTCTTCCAGGAGACCTTAAAGAAAAAATGGATCCTTGGTTAGCTCCTATTTACTCCAATCTTTATCTACTATACGATAAAGAAAAAATAGATAAAATGGTAGCAGACGAAGTGATTGAGATCCTGCCGTTTCCTTTTATGAGGGGAAGAACTTTCTTACATGCTTGCGTTATTGTTGACGAAGCTCAGAACGTTACAAATTCTCAGATGGAAATGGTTTTAGGAAGACTTGGGGTTGCTTCTAAAATTATGATCTGTGGAGACATCTCACAAATAGATCTTAAGGTAAAAAAAGATTCAGGATTGGATTTTCTTAACACTGTGTCATCTAGAGTAGACGGAGTTAAAATTATCTCCCTTAAGAAAAATCATAGACATCCAATCGTTCCAGAAATTCTTGGTGTTTACACGGAGTATAGAGACAGATAATTAAATTATCTGAGGATTTGTTACTTTCTCGTAGATAGCTCTTTTTCTAAAGATATCACTATTTACTAGATCCACAATTTCACCAGGGGGAGGATTTTTATGATCTATAACCCTAATGTATCCTTTCTTATCGTGGATATAAATATTTCCATTTGTATCCTCGATTTTTGCTTGTAGTGTATAAAATCCCGGTTGATTAAAAGTCCATATAAAAGAATGTGCATCCTTTATCCCGATGATCTTTTCTTCGTCATCGTCGTTGATTAAGGTATAAACGATATTTTTCTGGCCAGGTATCAATGAGTCTATTGGATTAAAGAAAACTGTTGTCCCAATCGGAACTTCAAATTCTTTATTAGAAATTTTTCTTTCCCCTGCTGTCCAGGATCCTGACCCGAACCAAGAATAAACTCCTCCTATCTTCTTACCAGTTCGATATTTTAAATTGGTTATTTTTCCTATAAATGCATCTTCTCCTCCACTAGGGGATGTTATCCAATTAGAGAATTGGGACTCTCCTGAAACATATCCAGTTAGATAAATATTATCTTCTTTATCAAGGGAAAGAGAAATACCCTCGTCTCTATTAATTCCTCCGGCATCAACAATATCTAGAAGAACCCCGTGATGGTCATATTTGAACAACACGATATCGCTATTTCCCTCGGGAGAAGGATAGTAAGAAGGTGAAGAAAATTCTGGTGAAGCTATTAATGGCCCATCGTATGAACCTAATATGAAAATATTTCCTTCAGAGTCTATTTCAACATCCTGACAATAATCTGCATCCTTAGATCCTACCGATTTAGCCCAAAGATTTCTATATCCGTTAAACTTCATAATAGCTATATCTTTGTTACCGTTGGAAGGAATGACTTTACCCTCTATTTCTATAAATCCAGAAAAAGTTGCTCCCAGAGCAATCTCTCCATTCCCAGAGACTTTAATTTTTGGACTGATATGATAATTAGAATAATCTGAATTTTTATAGGATCTTGTCCACTCTAAATGAAAATCATAGCTAACAAATTTGGACAATATTAAGTTCTGCACAGATCCTATCCTTGAGCTATACGAAAGATAAAGATCTTCATAATCTTTCCCTATTACAATTGAAGGATTTTCCTCAATTCCTCCGCTGTTAGCTTTGTATAACCATTTAACATTTCCGTCATTTTCTATCCTAGATATGAAAACTTCAGGATCCGCACCTGCGCTTGTTATTGAGAAAGTGCCAGATGATAGGGTTCCGGTAAAGGTCCCCGCAACATAAATATTTCCAACTAAGTCTATTGCAAGATCCTTAATTAGATCCCTAGCAGTATTACTGGACGGAGAGAATAAATTAGTACCGCTAACAAAAATAGCATTCCAATTCCATTTAAGATAAATGTTGGTTGGTAATTCAGAAGTCGTGTTATTTCTATTCTTCTCTCTATACCCAACAACAATTACATTTCCCATTCTATCCACTTTGATTCCGGTTGGGGTAAAATCATAATCTGCAAAACCACTAAAGCTACCGTCTCCATATTTTCTTGCCCATTGAACAACCCCAAATTGGTTATATTTTGCAACGAATATCGATCTACAACTATTAGATGTTAGAGTGGTGCTAGCCCCAGATGCTAAATTATTTTTAGATCCAAAGCTAATTGTTCCTCCGAAGAAACCCGTAACATAAACATATCCGTCTTCGTCAACATACGTTTTTACTCCTCTGTCGTCTTGAGTGTCTCCTATTTTTATTACCCATTCGAATCTATCCAAAAGATTTCCTCTTTCTCTATCCGAACTTCTAATAACATTGCTGTTTCTCCAGTATGATTCTTTTAATGCAGCACCGGAAGAGATATCCCTTAAAGGTGCATCAAGAAATAAATCGTCTATATCAATTCCTGGATGTGAATCTGTTACGTCTCTAAAATCATAATTGATCCAGCTAGGTATTTTCCACGACTTGCTATCAACGTAGGGAAGTTGTGGATCTTTTCCAATATTTATAGTAGCGGTGTATAAAGGACCTACGATAAAGTTAAAGTTAACTTCTGTTTCTCCAATTCCTTTTTCCCTTACGTAAATAGGATCCGGAACTGGTCTATAGGATAAGTGGTAAATAAAGTCCCATCCAGATATCCCCGGGGTTTTAGCAGAAGCGTGTATGTAAGGAATGACAAATGAAATTTTTCTTACATAGATATTCTGGGGAGATGGATAAGACCCAACACTGGATTGATCCCAGTAGTTAACATTAACATAAGGAGTGCCTATTCTTGACTCGTCCCCTAGATAAAATAAATCGCCAACATTTCGGGTAAAATTTCCATCAATATATTTAACATTGTTTCTAAAGAAATAGATATCCTCGTAGTCATAATCTAGGTTGTAGCTAGGACTGAAAGTGTTTATTGTTCCAGGGTCTTCCGGATAAACAACAAAACTTATACCATTAAAGTAAACCAACTTATACGTTTCGGTACCAGTTTGTACTATAAAAAATATTCTCCCGCTTCCAAGGCTAACTATATTTCTGCTTTTTCCTAAAGGTAATTCAGGGTTTGTAGTAGGAGTCCAGCATCCCCATCTAATATTGTCATAGTAACAAATACCAGTTGAGCTACCTATCCATTTTCCCCCAGCCTCGTCTATTTCTAAAGAATAAAGATCGTTAGTATGAAGACCGCTATTTGTGGTGTCTAAACTGTCAATTTTTATTCCATTATAGGTCTTTAAACCATTATTGGTAACCATCCAAAGTTTAGATTTTTTACCAATATACTCGTATTTTAATTGCTTGATGCTATATAAAGTGGTATCAATTATACCAATACCGTCTTGTGGAATTAATTCCCAATAGCCAGTTGAGGTTTCCGGATTTTGATTAGAGTTACTTGCCTGTAACGATTTATAGGATAGTCCATTCTTACTAACAATGCTTCCAATATCATATGTTGTTCCAGCGATCCAAGAAGGGCCTAAGGTAGAAAGAACGGTGAATTCTCTGGAAGAGGCATTAAATTCTATAAGTCTGTAAGCATATTCATAAGGACCAACAGAATAACCCTGTCTGTATTTCACATACATTACAAAATTCTCTGTTCTATCATCTACCGCTAAACAGATAACTTGAAATTGTGGATCGGGAACAGGAGCAAGATAATTAAAATCAGGTCTAGAAAATCCGGAAACTGCTACTGAACTAATTAGTATCGTATCTTCAGGTTTTTGTCTATTATAGATAACAAGAGGTACCGAGCATCTTTCTCCATAACACCACCAATTTCCATATTCATCCGGTAATACCTTTCTTGGAATAGATCCAGGGTACTCAGTTCCTATGTAATAATAATCTATATTGGTTGGAGACTTCATTACTTTAACCGCAATAACACCTCCCATAATTATATCTCCGTCCCTGTCCTGCTTTATAGATAGTGGAGCACCCATTGCAGGTGATCCTACTTGTAAATCGTATGATAATGTCTCCTCTTTATATGGTCTAGCTATACAAGTAAGACCGGGGGAAATAACATCTCCCGTGTTCTTAAAATATTCAGGCAATTTGGAAAATCCCCTAACTTCATAATAGAATCTAGAAATATTAGGATCAGTTGAAGCGTTCAATTGATCAGCAGCTTCCCTTAAATCGAGATAGTTAGGACTTGCATCTGGTGAAGAAACATTTCCGAGGATTATTCCTCTAGACTTTTGGCTTACCCTTACCTTATCACCACTTTGCAAATTATAAAGAGAAAATCCTCCTAACCAATCATTATGGAAATCGTACATTCCCCACGTCTGCGAATATAAATTATTCCAAGAAAGAGCGTCAAAAGCATCCCAGTTTAAACCTTTGGTTCCATAATATCTTGTATTCTCTGTTGGTAAATCCCCTTCAAAATTATAATCTACATAATCAGAATATGCATTCACACCACCGGAGAATTGGGCAGAATAAGATTTAACTGCGGAACTTCCATCATACAGATAAATTCCCCCTGTAGTGGTAAATTCTAATGACTTCCCGTTAAATAGAGCTCCACCCCCTATCGGGGTTTTAAAAACAACATCCATCCATTCTTGAACATTAGTCGTGAAAATTGGAGATGTTGTAATAGTATCAATTCCAAATGCAGGATCTTTAGTAAACCCGTTGAACTTACTCATCAGACTTCCGAGTGTGGTATCTAATCTGCCAGTAAAATTAACTGTGTGATAATTAGATCCTTGATACTTAACTGTAATACTTCCGGTCTTAACCACACTTATAAGCGAAGGAGTTACAGAACCAGTAAGTATTAAAGGAAGTGTAAAACCAGTAGACGTGACATTACTAATAATGTAAGTTCCAGATAGATTAGATGCACCTGTATTGTACTCATCGATTAGTGTTACTCTTTCTCCATTAGTAAAAGAGTGGGGAAGATAAGATGAATTCAATGTTGCAATTGCTGGACCTCCACCGGTTCCGCTGTAAGAACTAGTAAAGCTAGACATTGGTATTTTCTGTAACCCAAATCTAACTAAAGAAGATCCTAATGTTTCTGGGAAATTTTTAAGTACCTTACATTTTTGTCCTTCATTAAACTGGTTACCATATTCAGCAGGATTTAAGATTAAGTTAGAAGATCTAGGTTCCTCCTGTCTTTTTTCGACGGGGAAAACCCACATGGATTCAAAATTGTCCCATGGTTGTTTGGTCTGATCCCAGGTATACACCTCAGCTTCTCTAAATCTAGAAACACTAACGATCTCAACCTCTCTTTTTTTAACTTCTAAGCAATTCTCATAATAAGTTGAACAAATATCATTGAATCCGTTCCAAATCCTACACTGAACAGAGTATATTCCATCATAAGGGAGAACAAGAGGTAATTTGTAATAGTCAGTCATTTTTCCTCTCAGATCATAATAATATGGTCTATCCCCTTTTTTACTAATCTTCCATTCTACCTCGTAAAATCCTGCAAATCTTAAGTTGTCCCATGAATAAAATCCATCCGGATTAAATGAATAATCATAATAGGATAGATTCAAATTGTCTTTAAAAATGTTAACAATTTCAATCTTCCAGTCATCATAAATCCCTTCGTTTTTAACCCATAAAAGTTTAACATTAGCTAATCCTGTAGAAGTGCTATAGCTTTGAACCTCGCATAAAAATTGATATTCATCATCTAGATTAGAAGTAAACTTAAGCTGAACTTTTCCTGATGTTGGATTTAAAATTGATATTCCTGTCGGAAGATTAATATTAAACAATGTTCCAAATACAGTGGAAAGATTAAACTCAAAATTAAAACTAGAGCTAATTAAAGTTTGATCGTTATATCCTGTGATATCAGGAATGGATGCTAAAGTCGTGGAATATGTTGAAACGTTACGATCTAAAGAATCCCATTGATTATTAACTTCGTCCCATGATAAATTAAAAGATGTTATTTCTACAGTAACTGGAAATCCTGCAGGAACATTGTAGATTTTACCATCGTATAATTTTCTATATTCCCCATTTTTATTGTCTCCACCCCCAAGTCTGTATGGGTTTATCCCTTTAGTATTTCTTTCTTCGTAAAAAAGTTTAATAGCGTCTGCCAACCTTTTAGAATCCTTTCCAGGGAGTTTAAGATTATTTTCAGGTATATCAACAAGATTGTTATACGTTGAAAAATCATACACATTCGGTTGCGCTCCAACATAAGGAACGAAAGGGATTTCTGGGTTCTGTCTTATAGAAAATGGCCTTAAATCTTCAATAAATCCATACTCTGGTGTGAATCCCAACTCAAGATCTATCCCCTGATTTAATTCATCTATCTTCAGATTGTCAGTCCATGCTCTTGTTTTGTAAATACCAAAATAGACACCCTCACCTGTAATATCAATAATTCTTGCATTAAGTGGAAGATAATCTTTTTTAAGTTTTTCTTTTAAGCCAAATAGTTTAATAAGTACTTCCTCCGGAGAAAAAACAAAAGCATTTTCTACCACGGGATATCCATAAGCATCCTCTTTGTTTTCAACTATTCTATTGATATCATAAAATAAACCAAAGAGTGCTGTTTTCTTAAAACTCGAAGAAGGAAATAGTTTCTCCATTGACGATTTTAAGCCAAAGGTACCATCACTTCTTTTTCCGTAAATTTCTACTTGTTTATACTTTCCTGAATTCTCATCATCAATTATACTGGCAATTAAATTCTGTTGGCCGTTCGGAGAACTGTTCCACCTTTCTAAGAAATCTGTGTTTTGTTTAAGAGCAGATGTTTCAGATTCCGATTTTTTAATATTTAACCAGTATTCTTTAATTCTTAGATCCTGATACCCAAAAAACTTAATGGCATTAACGAGACCTTTATAAGATCCTAAATAAGAATATATTTCGTGTCCTTCTAATAAAAGTTCTTTTCTTTTATCATTTAATATTTCATAATCTGTAAACGGTTCTTTCGGATCAGAATCTCTTAGAATATAAGCATCCTCGGAGTTTAATCTTCTTCCAAAGTTGTTTAATATAGTTTTATATCTTTCATCCTCTCCAATCGTTTCTCCGTGAATTTCAATTCTTGCTACTGTTTTTGGATATCCTAAGGAAAGATCCTCTATAACTAGAGTTCTTCCGAATATTCCTTCCTCTTTGGAATTAAGAGCTATATTCACAGAAATACTTCCGGAATAAACATCGTCAGATTTTCTTAGATAATCAGTAACCGTTTCATTAGGATCGTAATCAATCTTTAAATAATTAGTATTAATAGATTTTAAAACTGGAGCATCTAAAGTGGTATCCTCAGTCAATGCATATTGATATATGTAACTAGATACATCATTTCTCTCTTCTACGGGATACACAAAAACTGTTACATCACTAAGACTAACCTCACATTTTTTATTTAAAAAAATCTTATTCCCTGACACCTTAGTAATCCTAGCATCTTTAGGAATGCCGTCACCTAGTATCATCAAGAACTCGTCATTATCGCCTATAGCGCTAACATCGGATTTAGCAGTGATATAATCTTGTCCTTTAATAATATTTGCCTTAAACGGATCGAAAGCATCAAAATCTAAGACGTTTCTTGATGTTTCAAAACTAACTCTCCAAAGATTAAAAAATAGGGGAGCTAAATCCTGTGAGAACACTGCAGCGGTTTCAAGCTCGATCGTTTTATCCTGAGCATTAATTGATGTTATTAAATTTCCATTAGGAAACTGCTGGCAGAAAATTTTAGATCCTATAAAATCAACAACAGGTTCAGAATTTAATGTAACCTTTCTAGATCCAGATTTAAAAGATCCATATATTCCCGCTGCAGAGGTTGAACTTATTTCTGGAGATATGTGGGGATATCCGTAAACGGTGTTCCCATTTAAATCTTCAAATTTCTCAATTATAAACAGATGCTCTATTTCAAAAAGATCCACAGATACCTGGGGAAGCATCAATCTTGTTTCCCAGAATTCTCCGTTCCAAACAAAATTTGATTGGTGACCGGTTTTATTAAAAAATAGAAGATTTTTATAGTTCATTACCTAACGTACTTATTATTTTTAGGAACTCTGTAATTAACAAAATTTCTAATCCCCTTAGTTGCCTCTATTAACCTATAAACCACTTTTTCAATAGATGACATTATGCTTTTTCTGTTCTTATCACCCTCAAGTGTTATAGAAGATAATGTTTTTTCAAATATTTGACCCTCGTAATTAAATCCAACATTTGACCTATTGTCTCTTGTTGAATTTATATAGTCATAATAACTTTTTCTCTCTGTGTTAAACATTTTATGAATTACTATTTCTTATGAATTGTTTGTTCTTCATATTTACCTCAGTGTTATAGGTAACAGGAACGGTTTTTCTAATATCTATATTAATAGAAGATAGCTTGTTTAAATCTGCTCCTTTATCATAGAATAAACCAGCTCTGTCTGACCATCCTCCTGTAAGTATTACTATCTCATCTTTATCGAAAAGAATATCCCCAAAATCATCTAGTCCTAAAACTGTTTTCTTTTTAGGGTCAGTATCAGGAAGAGATTCCACGCTTTTAGCGTACATTTCATTTTTTTCAGATATAAAAAACAAAGTAACTGAATCTACCCCAGGAACAGATTCTACGATTGAAATTAGATCAGATCTAGGAATTTTATCTCTTCTTCTGATCCCTATAAAGTAATTACTAGTAGAATCAATTATTTGTCCCTTTATAGTATCTGGATCATAACTTTCAAAAACAGTTATAAGTATATTTAAAACATATCTAGAAATTTTAGGATCAAGTATTCTTACTTCAGTAGTAACAATTTTTTGTCCGCTATCCTCAATTGATTGAAGCAGTCTATTTTTTTGAAATTCAGTCAGTTTAAATTCGGTCTCTGCAATATCAAAATAAGTTTCATTGCTTTTTAATTTCTGAGTTATATCAGGTACTAAAAGGACATAAATGATATTATCATCATCCAGGTATTGGTCGTCAAATGTTGAAAAAGCCTCAATAATTGAAAATATTCCAAACTTTTCAAAGTACGTAATATAATTATCAGGATTTGCTAAAACGAATGACCTTGATGTTTTAGGAGCAAGAATTCTTGTAAGTTCTATTGACTCTTTATCTGTTCCTAGCTGAGGTGCAACAGTGCAATTTATTTTTAAATACTCCTGAAGAGAAACGGAATTTCCGAAAGAATCTGTTCCGTCATCGCTGAATTCAAATGCTATCTTTCCTGGTTCAAGAGAATTGATATTTCCTCCAGATCCCAGGGTTTCTAGATATTGTACCTGAATCGTAGAACCGGTCGGTGGAACTTTTCCAAAGTTTACATTTCCAAAAATTATATCTATACCACTACTAATCCCGGTTCTAACTAAAACTCCTTCAGAATTAAAAGGAATGTCATATAGGGAATCATAAACCTTCCATTCATCACTGTCTACAAAAACTTTAACCTGAAAGTTATCAATTGCAGAAGTGATTCTATCGGACACATTATAGCTTTGAAGTGATCTCCCATTTCCTGTGAACGTCGACGTTTTAATACTTCCTTCCAATATTTCGCAAGAAACCTTGGAAGATGAATTTAAATTTATTCTGGTGTATTCCTGTGGGAAGTTTAAAACATAGGAAACCCCGCCGTTAGAAAATTTAATTTGGGCATACCTAGGAATTAGTATTGCACCTCCACCTACTGTGGTTGCATCTGTTCCATTCCATATAATTTCTACTTGCCCTCTTGCAGCAGTGCTCCTGGAAGCGTTGTGCCCAGTAAGAGCAGCAAGTCCGTAAATTGAACTTTCTCTACTGGCTTTTCTAATATCAAGCTCAGTGATAGAGTCCTCAATAAAGTAAAGAATGAGTTGAGAAAGATTCTGCAGAACAAATAATATTTGTCCCCAAGCAGAAGCTACTGTAAATAGTTGATTGGCTTGATTATATCTTCTCTGGATGATCTCAAGGGTGTCCTGAAGAAGATCCTGAATTTTAGCCCGATTTTTTTTGAATAAATCCATTTTAAATTACCTTTATTCCCAATACAGGATTACCTTTGATAGCAAATTCAATAACACAGCTATCTCTAGTTTCTCCCCTGAAAAAGCCCACCTGAAAATCAATTTTGAGGATTCCCCTAGCAAAAGGACAGTAGGTATAAAGTTGTAAACTGATCGCCTCTTCCAGTTCCTGCTGATTAACCTCAAAATCGAAAATTAAAGATTCTAGATCTATACCAAAGAAAGGGTCTCCTAAAACAGAACCAGGTTTGGTTAACATGATCTGTTTTATCATCCCTATAGATGATTCCACTACGTCGTCGGTTTCTAATTTATCCGGGACGTACAGCGGATCATCAGGATTCCTAGGGTATATGTCAGTAATCTTTATCATTATCTCCCTTATATATTTATAAAATATAAGCAGAAGATAATTTTGAGATTAATTCCACTGTAAGAAATAGCTTGGAGTGTTTTCTGATTTAATCATATCCATTACCTCGGTCTTTTCTGTGGTACCTTGAGCTGAAATAGCGCTAGCGTTTATGGTGACACCGCCAGGTAATTGATATCCAAATGTTCCCAAAAGTCTTCCAATGTTGATTTTTGCCTCAGCAAGGCAATATCTAACAAAAAGCTCATCTGAGTATAGATTTTCCTCTGGAATGGCAATACATGCCTTGATTCCAACATCCTTGCCCCCAAGTGCTAAACCTGTGCTAGATGTTCGGCTAGGATCGCGTCCTAGGATGGTTAGCTTCTTCGTATTTTTATTATAATTGAAAGCATATGTCTCTAACAGGTATGCTTTTGCAAGGTCAAAAAAGGAGTATAAAACGGTCCTATACACAAGGTTGTCTCCAACGAAGGGACTTAGCATAAGTTCAGATCCTAGTAGTTTAGAATCCCCAAAATCTTTATCGGGGGTTCCAACTATACCTGATCCCCCAACCTCTCTCACATCATAAACGCTTATTACACATTCAGGAAGTTGAACCTGCCTTGTTGCTCTAAAACTTTGATGTGAAAATAGTTCCTTTCCTAAAATAAAAATTCTATCCTCTACAGCATATTGATAATTGTCATAAAAATATGCTTTAGCTCTTTTGATGATTCTTTTAATTTCACCATCATTAAGAGCATATGGTAAAGCACAAGAATGTGAGATATCATCCTTTATTTCTTGAACTAATTGGTCTTCCGTGGTATTAGCCATTATTGATCGTTATTTTTATACAATCTATTTATCGAAATAGAAGGAATTGAATTATTAAGATTATTGAAACCGTCGCTTGGACCAACTTGTCCTTCTACGTTACGGTCCGGGAATACTACATTCTTTAAGAATTTTTCTCCTTTACCCTTACCTTTGCTCTTTCCGTCTGCATCGTTATTAATAATCTCGGTGGATGAAGAAACCTGTGCAAGAGATGTAATATATCCAGATCTTATTATTCCACCTGTGATTTCACAACTTATTTCTTTGTCTTTGGCATCTATGTAAGAGTTGTTAACGGTATTTCCTAATCCCAGATCACAATCTAAAATTTTGGAATCTTCTATCTCGTTATTCATTACCAAATCAGTGTCTTCTATTTGGCAATTTTTGAATTTACATCCAAAAGCTCTACATTTAGCTACGTTTCCTTCGATCTCACACTCAACAAGATCTAGATTTTTTATAATATTAGCTCTTGTAGTTTTTCCGTCCTTTAGCTGATATCTAGAAATTTGTGTGTCATAATTTAGAAATCCTGCGGTAATTTCATTCTCTACTATTAAATTGTAAAGAATATCTCTAATTTCATGGAAGTATGTCTTAATAATCTGTAAATCCTCTCTTAAATCAACAGTTACGTGGAGATCTGGATAATTCCTAACAAACGTTTCTGGATCTATAAAACTCTCTGTTTCTTTGTATAATTTGGAAATTAGAGAGCTTAAATCCGAAGTTTCTTTTTGATTTAAGGTGTCATTCTGTAAAAGAGTTTTAAATGTATGAGTTATAGTGTGGTCTATAATTTCTTTTATCTCTGTGTATTTTTTCTGATAATCCGTACCCCCCATGTATCTTACCTCGATGTAACCTTCCTCTAGTTTAGTAAGATTAATTCCCATGTTTTTTTCTGTGTACACAACATAAGAATTTCTATCAGCAATAGTTCCGTCATATTTTCTAATGAACTTGTTAGCCGGAATTATCCTTTTTATGGATTTAGCATAAAGAGATCCTCTTCTTTCCGGGAATCTACTCCACACATACTCTTCATCATACCCTAAAACAAATTTTAGGGCATTTAAATTTTTGAGATCTATTAGCTCTGGGTATTTAAGACGATCGAAGCTTAATCCGAATTGCAGTGCGCATTTTTCGTTTGTGTACCCGTTTTCTTCTATCCATTTAAGGATTCTAATTAAAACTGGGATTGCCTCAAAATAATCCATTGGACCGGTAATTAGCTCCACCATTTTGGTACCGCCAGAAAAATCCGGTTCTAATTTAAAAACGTCTCTAGTTGGCTTAAATCTGGAGTGGTATCTCTTGAAAAGCTTAATTTCTTTTCCGATTTCGTCGCCTATTCTTTGCACCATCTCCGAACGCGAAAAATTGGACATGAACTCAAATTCAAATCCAATTTTTGCTGCGTAGAAGAAATTTTGATCAAGTATTCTCAATTTTCTGTTTTAGATATAGTTTAGAACTTTGTAGCTCGACATCTAAAACAGTACAGAGAATTTCGGAACCGACTTCGTACTCTTTAGGTGGCTTGGCTAAATTGTCCTTTTCCACCAGTCCCGGGATCCCATTTTCGAGTTTTACAAAAACCCCAAAATTCTTGATCTTAGAGACGGTTCCTCTATATATTTTATTTTCTTTATCTTCCGATAAAGATATGTCCCTTAATTCCTGAAGTTCTCTTTCTTTTCCCTCAGGAGGGTTTAATTTTAAAACTATTCTGCTCGGATTTCTAAAATCTGAGACATAGAAGGAAACTGAACTTCCTGGATCCATGTTCATTTTCAATCCTGCAGATTCAAATTCTTCTGCTGGAATTAATCCAGTATAAAACTCGTCCCATTCAACGAAAACCCCAGCAGGAGATGTTCCAGTAACAGTTCCACTGTATTGCTGTGTTATTGATAGTTCCTCTACTTTTTGATCTATGATGTGCTTCAAATATTTTTTGAAGGAGACTACAAAGATGTCTCTTCTCTCATCATATGTCTCAATCATTACGTTGATTGTTTTTCCTACAAAAGATTGGAAATCGATAATTCTGTTTGCAGCTGCAAGGGATCCAGGCAGGAAGCATTTAATTCCTGAAAGGTTAACCATAAATCCTCCAGGACATGTTGATTCGATTTTCACTGTATATGCACTCTTCTCGTCTTTAATAGACTTAGATAGTTCATTTTTGAGGGAATTTTCGTATCCTGCAGCAAGTGATCCGTTATAGATACCGCTACGATCCTTAAATACAACAACATCAATCTCTGTTCCTTCCATAATATCCATAGGGGGATATCCCAATCTTCTGATTGCCTTTTCCTCCTTAAGAATATCGATAGAAACTGATTGTCCATTTACGGATTCTCCGATTGCGCTGTTATCTCTAATTCTTGTTATTTTTACCCTTAAAACCTGATTTTCTTCAAGCTCTTTTGATGTGAATGGAATTGATTTTTGTGTGAAATTTGAATTGAAATGACCTTCATACAAAGCATCCATTATTGCTCTTTCCTCTGGGGAGTATTCGTCCCTAGTATAGGTTCTTTTCTTAGCCATTAGTTGTTTTTTAAAAGATGAATTAATTTATTGATATTTTAGTCCCAAACCCCAGATAGATTTCAGAATCTGGCAGAGGATAAAATAATTTTCCTGCACCAGCAAAGAATTTAAACCCTCCTGAGATGTCAACAGCAGATCTTAAAAACTCATCCATGAAAACAACATAAAAAGGATTCTTTAAACTCATCCTGTCCCAACGTGGGATATCCTCATTGTTCCATAAGGGATTTAAGATGTTAATAATGTTTCTACCAAGTACAACAACCACGGGCCATGGTACTTTGGAAAATATTGCGTCCTGTATATCCAAATACTTTTGAAGAAATTCTCCAGGGATTGGAATTCTTGGAGGGGTTTTAAATTTATTCCAAAGCTGGGTAAACGCTATATCAGATATAGGATGGGTAGGTAAAAAATTCATAGTGAATTCTATATAATCCTGATTTCTTGCAGGAATGGGTATTTTTGGAATGGAATCTAAAGCAGGTATCTTTGCTGTCTTAGTAAAATTTTTAATAATATTATCTGACATGGTCTTAATGTCGCTATCAGACAGTGTTTCAAAATTTTCAAAAACTCCTGGAAACAATTTAGTAATCATTTCAGGATTCACCGTATTCATAGCACCATCAATTAGAAATTTACTAATCGGCTTTCCTGGGATGATTATGGGAGGAATACCACCTGGTCCTATAGGAGAGATTGGAGAAGCACTTTTCTTTGGGGGAATAGCAGGAAGATTTAAAGATGAAGACAAACTAGTAAATGATTTGACCATCTCTTTCATGCTTGCAGGATCAGGAATAGAAAAGTTTTTTAAATCGACCGGGAATTTTGATAGGGAGGTATTAATTACGTTTTTTGTAATCATTTTAAGATCTCTTTGTCTTATAATTTTATTATCAGCAATTGATAAATTACTTACTAGAGATGTTAGTTGATCTGGATTTAATTTTATGCTATTTGAGGCAAAGTTTTTTAATTGTGAAATTACGGGATTGGGTACTTCTTCTATTCCAGAGGGTAAAGGTACCCCTGCTCCTAAAATTCTAGGTGCGGGCGTTATCTTAGCTTTAAATGAAAGAAGCTTTTTACTGCTCAAGGGGGAATCCTCACCCTCAAAAACCTCAGTTGCACTTTTCTTGACCAGACCTTCCAATTTTTTAATGTCCTCAGGGGAACTAGAAAGATCCTTTAACTTCTTATCAAATTTAGCAACTATCTTAGAATTGTTGGGAAGGTTTTTATTTAAATCGTCCAATTCTTTAGGGGTAGGAATTTTTATAGAATCAACTCCTCTAAGAATCCTAGACAGAAGATTTATTTTGGGAATTTTGTCAGGTATAACACCAAGCTTTCTTTTAGCATTTAAATCTCTTAAAGCTTTTATAGGCTGAGGTAAATCAACTAATATGTTTTTAGATTTTTTAGGAAATTGAATATCGGGGATGTCTACCGCATCTGTTAGATATTCTTTTATAATATCTTTCAGTGCTGACATTTTTTCACCATCCATAGATTTTAGAAAATTCTCTATCTCCTCCTTTTCCTTTTTAATATCTCCTCCATCTAAAGCCATTTTTCTTTTCTTTTCTAGCATCTTAGCTTGAGCTTCCTCTTTCTTTTTTGTTATCTTGTCTTGTAATTTTTGAACTTTCTCCATGTTTACTGGTTTGCTGTAATTAGCAAGTCTTTTTTCAAGATTTGAAACAACTTCTCCGAAAAGTCTTTTGGGATCATCAACATCATCCTTTCCTAAGTTGGAAAAAGGAAAAAGAAAATTAGGAATTCCTCTAGAAAGCATTTTTTTGTAATTTTCAAGGGGATCACTAGCAACAGGATCTGATTTTCTAGGAATAAATCTAAATCCTCTTAAACCAAGAAGAAACATACTATTTCCCGTTAAAAAATCATGGAAAAAAACTAGTGGGCTAGGCATAAATCCTCCAATGAAGGGAACGAATATAACTATCACTCCAATTCCTATAGGAATAACAACAGGATCTACCTTGGTCCATACCATTGGCATAGGAATTCTAATAAATGGTAATCCATCTAAAGGATTCACTATAGGAGGAGGTAGAGGGATAAAAGAAGGCGGCAAATAACCAACCGGCCAATATTTTAATCCTAGATTCGGTAAAAAAGATGCTGGATTTTCTATAGGGGGAAGTCCAGCAGGCAGGGGGAGCAATCCCACCTTATTTAGATTCTTACAAAACTCTTTCCAATAGCATTTAGTGAAAAGGTTTGGACAATCTGGAGATCTATGTGAAGCACACGTATCTTTCAATTTTAAGCTCTGCCCAGCAGGTCCACAACATTCTGTGGGGCACTTTTCTTCCTTTTTAGTAGCACAACTTATCGAATTAGCCTTGTTAGAAAGTCCCTCAGGAGAATTCTCCTGATCTAACTTGGTTATTTTCTCCGCTATAGACATCAGAGAATTTTCAATTGCAGTAACTCTGGATTTTATTCCATCCGAAGCTTCTTTGAGAAGATCACTATTTTTCTTTACTGAGGAAACACTAATGGTGAAATAATAATCCGCTAATTTTTCTGCTAAAGAGTCTGAGGATTTTTTTAAATCTAATATTTTATCCTCTATTATTTTTTTTCTGTCATTATACTTTTGATCCCATTTTGTTTTAAAGTCCTGCCAGAATTCTTCAAATTCCTTGTTTGGATTCCCGTCTTTGTCAGTTTTTGCTGGTTTTATATCAGCAGATTTTCTAGCATCGTTATCTCCTCTCTCTTGGGCAGTAAAAAATATCCAAGGACTTGCAGATGTCTCTATTAGACTAGAAAATAAAAAACCATGGTCAGATTCTATCGATTTAATAATTTGACCTTTGCTTTTATTAGAGTTTTCTATATCGCTAACGAAACTATAGTAGTCTGTTTTATTTTTGGGATTTTCGTCTTTAAATTTTAGGAAGGATTCAAAGTCTTTGAAAAATGATGAATCCTGTCCTCCTAATAATCCACCTTTGCCATACTCCATCCCTATTTGAAGCTTAGACGTATCTACCTTCTGATAATCTTGACTCATCAGATCATTGTTAACCTCCATCTTTACTCTCTCATAAGTAATGTTCTTCCCTAACCCATGTGGAAAATCTATCCCAAACGATATACCAATGTATTTACTACCAGGAAGTATTATTTTTTTAGTTGACTGGAATCTAGATGAAAATTGATTTAGTTTTTTTATATAATCATCTGCTCCTGTTCCAAGAACTAAATTAATTGCCAGTTTTAAAGGATCACCTTTTTTTCCAGCTTTACTTTTCTTTTCAAATTGAGAATATAATTCATCATAATAATTCTGAATTATTTTATAGTAAAATAAAATTTCTTCCAGTTCTTTCTCCGCTTTTTGTAATCTAGCTTTTTCTTCGTTCTTTTCTCTTACCTCGTTAAATATAGATTTAGTTTGTTTCAAACATAAATTAATAGTATCTGAAATATCTTCTATGTTCGGTTCAGGATCAATAGGAATTTCTGGAGATGGAATTTCAGGTTCGCATATTTCTTTTAAAAACTGTGTTAAATCATCCTTTGTAAACAGAGATTCCCCGGTTTCGGGATTAATTGGAATATCTGGTTCACAAAAAACTTCATCAGCTATCTCAAATACATTGTTGTATTCTTCTTTCTCGTCATTTAAAAGATCCTCTAGTTTTTTTAAAAGATTTTCCTCATCTATATAGGTTCCCTTCTTTTCACAGGTCTTTACCTTTTTAGATTTTATTCTGTCTCTTAATCTTTGAAGTATTTTAGAGAGATTCACCTTAGGAGGTGCTATATGAAAAAACAAGGGTTTTCCTTTGTATGTTATAATATTGAGTGGAAAATTAAAACCTAGTATTTTAAAATTTCTTTTCTTTAAATTCGGATTCTTAACTTTAATTCCTATAAGATCTAAATCAAGATTGTCAAAAAGCATTTCCTTGGCTCTTTGTAGTCTGTCCTGTAAAGAAATTTTTTCGAAGTATTTTTCGAATGAATCATTATTAGAGAAATCTGGAATTTCTTTAAGGTCTGATGTTAAATTGAGTTTTTCTAAAATTTTCCAAATTAATCTATTTCCCAGCTCCTCTCCGTCATATTTACATATGATATCATTTATCTCATCATCAGTAAGTATTAGATCTTCCGGATTTAACGAATTATTAATCTCCTCCCCTGCATTAATTATATCTTCTTCATTTCCAAGAGGATCAGGAATGGAGGATAATCTGGAAGCTAACTCTTCAACGGTTATTTTACCGCTTTCGAGATCCTTTACCCACTTCTCAAGATTTTCTAAATTATTGCTCATTACTCTTAGTTAACTTAACCACATCAGATGTAGAGAGTTGCTCATAACTTTCTGCAAGGGTAGCCATACACCCAGGACAAGAAGGTACTTTAGCATCTACTGCTGCTGCTAATTGTTTTAAAAACATCCATAAAGGTTCAGCTAAAACTGCAGAATAAACGGGAGAATGACCCAGCTTAGTTGTTTTACCGTCTGCCCAAACTTCATTGCTGCTTTGTTTAATTCTAGTTACAGCAGTGCTTTCTATTTCAGAATTTGCATATTCTGTAATTTTACCACCTCTAAACTCTAAGGTTGATGTTTGGCCTGCGTGTGTAATAGTTATGGAATTATCATTGGCAATCACCACAGTGGATTCTTTTAAATCGATTACAAGACCCTTAGCAACAGTATAGTATATTTTTAATTGCTCTATACCATCATATATTAAAGAATGCGCACCTTCGTATGATGCCTTAATTTCTTCTATTAAATCGGGAGATAACTCTTGTACGGCTTTATATTCAGGAGCATAGTAATTACCATTATTAAATTGCACATGTACAATAGCACCTAATTTAGGAATGCTAACTCTTCCAGATCCGCCATTGTCGCCAAAGGAAATATCAAATCTTTGGAATGCCCAGGGTAAATCTGTATCTGCAACATCGTCAAATACCCCAAAAACTTTAACCTTACATCTTGCCCTGAATTCAGGGTCTTTGTTATCCACGACAACACCCAAAAAATGCTGGGCTCTTTCAATATTTGATTCTTGAATATTCTGTACAGACATAAAAAGGGTTTTTTCTATTTATCTGAGTATTTAAAAACCCTATTAGTAAACGTTTTCGTCTATACTTGGATAATTTCTTTTTGGAAGTCCTAGATCTGATCCTGGAACATTTTTATATACGTCAACCCCGTCTAAATTTGGGTAAACTCTTTCAGGAGCACCTAAATCAGATCCGGTAACTGTTGGGTAAACATCATCATTATTTCTAGCATAGGTTCTCTGAGGTAATCCTAAATCTGGTCCAGGAACATTATTATAAACGTCATTCTCACCTCCGTCGTTAGTTCTATAAACTCTGTCAGGAACCCCTAGATCTTTTCCGGGCACGTTATTGTAGACATCATCATCGACTTTTTGATAAACTCTCTTAGGTAATCCAAGATCTAAACCCGGGGATTCTTTGTATATGTCCTCGTTTATCTTTTGATATACTCTATCAGGAACCCCTAAATCTTTATTGCTCAGATCTCCTCCAGTGTTTCTATATTGGTCATCTTTTACTGTAGGATAAACTCTAGTAGGCAAACCAAGGTCTTTTCCTGGGTTGTCAGGATACACATCTCCTTTTAAAATCTCTTCTCTTGTCGTGGTTTCTCCAAACACGTTATCTATAACCTGCCCAGTAGCAACTCTTGTATTAGGATAGAGATCTTCTTTTATAGTCGGATATTGCCTTTCCTCTGGACCACCTAAACCTCTGGATTGAGGTCGATAATCTTGAAAGGGACTTTTTATATTCTGTATTCCGTTTACTAGATCAGGAAGTGAATTTAAGGATCTAACTGCATCACTTAATCTAAATCCATAAGCATTTCCTAGCTGTGCTCCAGTTACTAAAGGACTTACCTTTTGCTGGATAACAGAAGCAATAGAATTGTTTATAAAATTATTAGCAAGTCTAGAAAAAAGATTAGGATTGTTATCTAAAGTTACTCCCTCCATTAAAATTTTAGATCCTAGTAAATTCCAACTATCTTGAATTAAAATCGGAGAAAGACTTGACTGATTTTTGATTAAATCCGATAAAATATTATACTGGAGTTTATACTCTTTAGCAGCTCCAACATGAATTTTAAATTTGGCATTTACTGCAGATTCATTTCTAGAATTTACTAGTCTATTAAAAGCATAGGTTTCATCAAAATTGAATTCACATAAATCTAATTGATAAATTAAAACATAGGGCTGTAATCTCTCAAAGGATTTAACTAGCGACTCTAGATCTTTCCTAGGATTCTCTGATTCTGTTGCACTGTTTTTTAAAATTCCTGCTGATTGAGCAATTTGAGAAATTGTTTGTGCTGCACTTCTAACACCAGATATATTAAATGGATTCAAAACATCTGCAAGATTTCTCTGAAGATCCATTTGTCTAATCTCTGTTACTATGATCCACATTCTGAATTTTCTAAGATTTGCTGGGAGCATTTCTCTGTGGTACTGAAAATCGTATGTTGCTTTTCTATAGAGCTCAGCCATAGCATTAACTCTAAGATCTATCGAGTCTAAACAATCAAAAGTTAAAACTCCAGATCTTTGATCTCTTCCTGTTCCCCCTCCCACTTGTCTAGCCAATGGAACTTTAAGAATTTGATCCAATCCGTCTATAGATTGGATAAACCATGGACTTTTTTCATTAATTGAAGTCAAAATATTTCTAAATCCCGATAATGCATCTGCTCTATGAGAAACTGTTCCGGATGAAAGCTGTGATGAATCGAAAGCTATTTCCTTTCCCGTATTATCGGTAAAAGGTCCATTTAAACCATTTTCTGCTGCACTTCTTCTTTCCCTTAGGAAAGCTTCCGCTGTCATGTAATGAAGCCTTTCAGTGTAGTTCGGAAATGGCATCATTTTATTTCTGGAAAGATGGAAAAAATCGATTGGATGATCCAATTTCATTCCTCTAGGGCCTCCTGGGCTAACTTGAAGGCTTCCTTTAGATAGCAAGGGGCTCACGGGTAAAAATGTCTCAGGATCGACCAATCCGCCATAACCTAAATCAAACATAAGCCTAAATCCGGTGTAGGTTGGATCTTCTTTTTGTCCAGACGTAGTTGTTTTTAACCCGCTTAAAAACTGGGTTCTCATCTTGTCTACGCCTCTATTTAGGATATCCGAAGAATTACCTACTGATGTAGCATTATCTTTTATGTCGCTTAAAAATGCCATTACGTTTTAGATACTTTAGGTTCTGGGTCTGATCCTCTTCCGTCGTTTAATACCCATTCTCTTTTTCCTAGGATAAACGACTGCTTGATTCTCCCCTCTATATACTCAATATATGATCCCATGACCATATAAACACCGCTCAGGAATTTATTATCGACTTTTGCACCTGCTTTAAACTGATCTGGATCTTTCTGACCTCCCCCTTTATATTCCTGAGAATTTACCGCCGCTTGTCTAGCACTAGCATGTACGATCTTAGTTGGGACATTCTGTCCTCTGTAGACCCAAGGAACATAAGAGTGCATTTGAGTTTCTAGATAAACTTTAAAATTTTCATATTTGTTTATCTTGTTTTGAATCTGAGCCTGCTGAATGTTTTTGTGTTGATTTTCTCCGTATTGTGTTCCTATCCAGGTTTTCTTTGTTTCTTTTTTATAAACGTCTTCGTTTACTCTTCCCTTAAACAATATACTACTAGGACCCAAATCCTTTTCGGTTACATATTCAACTTTATAACTGACGTACTTATTAATTGGCCTATCACTAACTAATTTTGTGTCATAAAATTGAAGATCCCTAGAATATCCAAATCTACTTACGATGTAGCCAGATTCATTCTTAACAGAATATGCGTTAATAAAAAATGGGTATTTTTTATAATAAAAATCATTCGTAAAGAAAAGCGGTAAATCGATTTCAGAGGGTTTTGTATCGCTAGTTAATCCTCCAGCTATTCCCCTTTCTGGCCCAATTGCTGTTAGTATTTTTGTTTCATCTTTGCTTTTTTCCAAAAGCTGTTTTCTCAGATTAACAAAATTTAAAACATAATACTGATCTATCCACCAATCAAAAAAATCTTCTTCCCCTTTCCACGAGCTATTAGAAACGTCATCTATGAATTTATAAAATGTCTTGTTTGGACAAATCCAACTCATTTTATCGTCTGTTCCACTCTCATTAGAGGCAAATCCTAGACCAAGATCTTTAGCAACAGATCTTAAAACCTCAAAAGATGTCATGTCTTTGTAGGACTTTGATTGATGTTGATAAATTCCTGGAATTCTCATCTGAGCCTTTATAGTGAAAGTTGCACTAGTAGAATTAGCTCTATTATCTTCTCCTCCTATCTCATCCTCCAACACAGGAAAAGAATTTATTACCTCAGTAACTAATAAATCCATTCTTATAGGTTTATAGAGTTCTGAGGTAGATCTTATGTAAAGGCAAACAATATCTCCATCTTTAGGAAATGAAGTGTAAAGAAATGTTTCGTCCTCTGTTGTAAACCTGAATATTAAATCTGGAATTTTGTTAGATAAATCAAGTCTGAAAAATTTTAAATTCTTTACAACATAGGAGTTTATTTTTATTAAAGGTAATCCATATCCTATATCAATTTCTTCCCTGCTTTGTGCAGCATTTACACTTGCACTGTTCCCAGCATTCATCTCATCAACAATAGAAAGCTCGTCTAGTACTATTGTTTCTTTTTCAATCTGGAGAATTGTTTTTTTAGAATCTATCATGTTTCAAAAATTTGTCTTTGGGCAAATCTTGATTTTATTGTTGCAACTGATTTGTTCTGCTGAATCTTTGTTCGGCATACTCCTACGTCAGATCCAAATATTAATTTTCCATCCAGCACTTTAAATTGCTCATCACCTTCTTTTACAACATTGGGAGGTAATATAGTGGAAGCACTTATATCTACAGAATTTAAATACTCCTTCCTCTGGTCAGAAACCTTGGATATTCTTTCTTGCAATTGTTTTCTGAATGATTTTCTAGCTTCCGAAGCATCAGCCTCTATTGGCTTAGCAATAATATTACTCATTGTTTCAGAATCCGGAATATAAAGAATATCTCCCTCGTCTAAAGAAAAAGGATTGGAAATAGAATTTATTTTTAAAAGACTTCCCACTTTGTTTTGTGATCCACAATACATGTGAGCAATTAAATCAGGTCTCATGGTCATTTCTCTGGTAACTAGAATCACCCTAGAATATCCAGGAACGGTATCACTATTAATTGATTTATAGGTAAAATCTACTATTTCTTCCCCTCTAACTAATTTAACCGGCTTATTTTCTAATGTGTCTATTGTTATCATACTATTCTATTATTGTCCAATGTTAGATGCAAATCCTGCAGATGTCTCTCTGGTATCCCCAGTTAATGAATTAATCTCCAGTCCGCTACTTGCACCTATCTGTGCTCCTTTGGATACGTCAGAGATTTCAAATTTACCAAGATAAAGTCTGCCATTTCCTCTATTAAACATGCTTTCAAAATCACCTCTATGCTTTTGTCTAGCAGATTTCATAGAATATTCAGCGGTTAATTCAGTAGGAAAATCGTCAGGTCCTAAAACGTTATTAAGGCGTATTTTTACACTGTCACAAATCATGTTTCCCATCATAGCAATGGGATTAAGCGGATTACCCACTGTTACGTGCCATTCTCCGGTGGGATATCCCGAAAGCATAATAGGTTCATAATACAGCTGATTTATAAGATCGCTAGTAAGCATTGCTGTTAACGTCTTATAAATTTTACCATCCTTGGATAAGGGAGTTCCTTTCTTTATACCCTCCAACTCTTCTTTTGCTTTTTCTACATCTCCCTTTAAACTTTCTATTTTAGATTTAACTTCAGCACTAAAGTTAAGCTTTAACATAGAGTTTATAAATTCAACAGGATGAGTTAGATGCTGGATATAACCCTTGTTACCCATTGGAAATCCTAATCCTTGTCTATTAGAATTTACTAAAAGCTGAGGTGTTAGGAATTTTCCATAGTCTGTTCCAAGAGCTAATAAATTAGCAAATAAATCTAAGAATAACATTCTACTGTTGACCTCACCCACACTAGTTAAACTATAGGTAAACTTGAGAGTGAATGATTGTTCTCCACCAGAAAGTCCGACGTCTCTCACCCACATTTTATTAACGGTGTTAACATCGACAAAAATCTTTCTACTTAAAGGACCGTCGCCGGATGTTAATTTATCAAATAACTGTCTTCTTAATTGGAGTTCCTGGTTATCTGGATCTGTAAAAGTCCCTAGAAGATTACTAATACTTCTAAGATTATCGTTTGCTTCTGGTGTAAGGATTCCTTCGATGTATTTTCCAAGTGTACTATTTAATAGACCCCTATCATTTCCTTGAAGGTCAACTTTCGATTTCTGGCTAGACTGTTCCCATTTTAATCCAGTGTCTATCCCGAGTATTGTTTCTAGATTGTTTCCTGTATCTGTACCAAAAAAAGTGACTGCCTGAGCCATAGGAAGTGCTGCTCCCTCTCTTATCATTTGGCTTGGGGTTATACCTTCTCCGTCTACGAAGCTACCTTTTACTCTCCCTCCCTCGTCTGTTAATTGAGCTCTTTTACCAGGGGTAGGTACTCTCAGGTTATCCATTACAGGTGTCGGAAATCTCCTTAGAGTTATCATTCTATTATTAGGAATTACACCATAATGTTTACAGAATATAAAATCTTTAACGTTGAAAGGCTGTGAAACGTACTTACTGCTAGGATTAAGATAATTCCCTGTTGCTGTCGTTTCCTTAATTATTGCATGCGCAGTGGGATTTCTAGAAACCTCTGGGGTAATCGATTGATTCATCTCATAGGTTTCGGATTTAATATATGTGATCTTGGTTCCACCCTTAGACATTCTACTATCGCCTATCACATGATAATTAAAAAGACCACTTCTACCGTCCTCTGAGGATTGTGCCTCATAAAATAGAGAACTAGGAAGGGTAGAAACAGCATCATTGGCATTCTCAAAAACTCCGTATTCCTGATCTGAATTGAAAGAGTATATTGATTTTTCAAGATACGAGGATCTATCGATCATTGGATCCTGAAATTTCTTGTTACTCCCGACAATAGGAGGGTTATCAGCAAGCTGAGAAGATGTGTTTCTTACATTAGTTACATTATCCTTTGTGTGATTGGACATATACAATACATTATCTTAACATTATATATTCCAATAAAAAAGACGTGAGCAATTTGCTATGGATACAGCTCTATAGAAACCGGACCAATTTCCGATTCTTTAAGTACTTCTTTGAATGATTTAGCAGAAGATTTGGTTGGATCCTTTATAATTACAAAAATTTTAGAGGTATTAGCTCCTTTTAGGGATTCAATTTTTTTAACAACCATTTGATTAAGAATCCAGTTTTGGATATCATTTAGATCCCTTTCACCCCCAAAATTCTCTGTGATTATTTTGGTCACATCAATGTAGGGTACCTTCTCTGCGTCTGACAAATTTTTTTTAATTTCTCGGTAAGAGAGGGATGTTAAATATATCTTGATGGGATCCTTTTTAGGCTTGAGGAGTTTCTCCACTTATAATTTTTTTCAGTTGATCCTTTTCCCATTCTGGGGTTTCTTGGATAGGAGGGTTTACTTCTAAATTGTTTTCTGATTTTTCTTCTAAGTTAATTCTAGAATTTTCTTGATTTTGTAGGTGCTGAAGATGGATCATTTTTCCATACTCTTGAGATCTTCCAAATCTCTCTACCATTTCTTTAAATGATTCTTTTTTCTTTTTTAATCCTAATTTTTTTGCCAGGGCTTTTCTTTCTTTTCTGGATGGTAAATACATATTAAATTAGTTTGTTTTGAAATATTTTTAAAAATAAACAAGAAACGAGGGCATCGTCTAAATTGATTGCGTCATTGAGATTGACCAGGGAAAATTTGGAGTTCTCTTCTTTCTTAGATCCATCACCAGATTTTTGTCCTCTCTCCATTCCCGTTACATCAACTCCGAATGCTGGGTTTCCATTAATTACAATTTTCGAGGATTTAATATTTCCAAGGTATTCCCATTTTTCTATATCATTAACCTCATATCCTGCTTCCTCTTTTAATTCTCTCTTGGCTGTTTCTAGAATATCTTCATCTGATTCTTCTGGAGATCCTGTTATCACGGTTAAAGATATTCCTCCCTCTTTTAGAGAATTGGGTTCTGAAATAAGTCCTAAGAATTTTGGGTTACCTGATTCGTCCGTTATATAAGGTAAAATAATAACGGAGGGATTTTTTTGCTGGATCCCAACCCTATTACCTATCTCGATAACCTCTATATGATCATTCTGGAGAAGAATCTTGGGTTCTGACATTTTTAGTTGGGATATTCTTTTGCTTTTTATATATATCTTTTATGGAATTTCTGAGAGATTGTCTCACTACCTCGATGTCTAAATCCTTAGTTACGTATTCTAGGATATCTTTTTCTGCATCATCGAAAGAGGAAACTAAAACGTCCCATAAACTTTTTGGAGGTAAATTTATACTTAATTGAAGGTCAACATCGACCCAGTTTTCTTTTTGCTTGGATAAAAGTGAAAAGATTGGACTCTCCTCTTGTTGAATCTTAGGTTCAGATTTTAACTCCCTTGTTTTTACCCCCTTCTGTGTTAATGGGTCTTCCTGAAAAACAGGTAAATCCTGGGATGGTGCTGTGATTTCCTCAAATCCCTTATCTACTCTGATCATATACTCATCGAGTAGATCTAATAGAATTCTGCTTTTATCGGTAAAAACTATATATTTTCTATCTCCCTCCTCGACTATATCCTGGTAATGCTGGACTTTAGAAAGTAGATCTCCTTTAATCCATTGATAGGAAAATTGACTATAATCTTCCTTTAGTTCGGGGGTTTCCTTTTCCGTCATGATGTTTATTATTTTTTTGAGCTTATTG